TCGATTCCACATCCGCAAGCTCAGAGCAGTAGCGGCAGGTGAAGTCCAGCGATTCCTCCGGATTGATGACTACACCGGAAGATTCGGAACCGGAGCTCGTGCCGACAGTCGCCCAGCAGGAGAAATAATCCGCCCAGCCGGTTTTGTGGTTTCCGTATTTGTCGACGATGACCGTATTTTTCTGGAAAGTGACGCGCACCCTCATAGCTGCTATATTCATGAAAACGCTCCTTCCCGTATTGCAAAAAGAAGTGAGCGTAGTGTCATGGTAAGAGCATGGTGGTCGGCTTCCTCCCTGTGCTCAAAGAGATAGGCACAGGTATAGAGGATAGCGACCTTCATGGTTTCCCGGATTGCAGACAGCTCCGCTTCGGTATATTCATCAGAAGAAGCAGCATCGGAGTCGATCACTTCCCACTGATCATCCGTAAGTCTTGCAATATCAATACATAAGCGAATTGCGGAGGCCAAGAGGATACCGACCGTGGCATCCTCATCCGACGAATCTACGCGCAGATAGGCCTTCGCATCTTCAGTTGAAATCAAAGCCACGGTCGTTCACCTCCCTGTCTTAAGAACCGGAAGTTGCCTTCATGTCGAGAATCTTGATGCCTTCGGAAAGGATCAGCTTGCCGTCAACACGCTCCGTGCAGGTAAAGCCGACCTGACCGTTGGTAGCGTAAAGCTCGTTGAGACGCTTGATCGTGCGACCGGCTCTATCAGCGATCCAGTAGCAGGAGAAGTCGCCGAATGCGATGGCTCTTGCGCCTGCGTCCATTGTAGGTACCTTCGGAGAGGTGTAGAGCGGATAGCCAAGCAGTCTGTCGGGCTCTCCGGCAGTAAGTGCAGGCTGCCATACATAGACGCCGTTCAGATCCTTGAGCTTTCTGATAGCTGCGACAGTGGCATCGTTCATGAGGAACTTCGCCTTGCTGCGATAAGGAGCCTTGAGAGAGTACACAAGGCTGATCAGCTCATCGGCGGTAATTGCCGTAGCGGAAGCTGCGGTAACACCGGAAGGAGCACCACCAGCGGCAGAAGGGATGAACAGGCCAGTAGGTCTGTCGATAGCCGTCTGGCCGGTCTGCACAGCACCGTTGATGAAGGCATCTTCTTCAGCTTCACCGAAGGCGCGACCGAATTCCTCAGAGATGTAGCCCTCGATATCAAAGAAGCTGTCGGAAAGCAGCTCGTCGGACACCTTGATGAGGTCAGTCAGCTTGAAAGCGTCAATGCTGGTCTGAGCGAAGGTCGGATTGCTCTCGGTGTAGGCACCGTTCTCGGCAGTCCACGCCGCCTGCGTGTGGCCATTTGCCACAGGGATCTTGCGTTCGTTCTGTGTGGTAATGACCTTGCAGCCGATAGTACGCATGATGTTGTTTTCATTAAGCGCCTGAACAAGGGTGTGCTCGAATTCAATCGGAACAAGGTATCCGCCGTTTGCATCGGTTCCTTCCTCAAGTACATCGCGGATTGCAGGATTGCCGGGATGACGGATGTTGTCCCAGAAGGCCTTCTTGTAGGCTGCAGAAGCTCTGCCGGGCTTATCCTCCGGTTCATCCTTTACACCGGGCTTTCCGGTGAGCGGAGTAGAAGTCGGTGCACTCATCATCTTGTCGATCTGCTCCTGACGCTGCAGGCGCTCGATATCCTTGGTGAGGTCGGTGACTTCCTTTTCCATCTTGTCGTAGGTTGCGGCATCCTCCGCAGAAACCATGCCGCCGTTCTGAGAGTGGCTATTAAGAAACGCCTTAGCGGCCTCCCATGCCTTCGCTCTCTTGTCCATGAGTTCCATAATCTGAGTCATAATAAAAATCCTCCTTTAATGTGCGAGAAGCGAAAGGCGCTTCTCAAGATCGGTTACTGGTACCATGTGTTTATTTGCGTCCGGCTTCTTCTTAGGAATCAGTCGGGAAAGCAGCGAATCAGTGACAGCCTTGCGGGAGAAAAGCATCTCCGTTTCGGCCTCATCGTCCGAGGCAGGTTCCTCGCCCGCCTTGAACAGAATCTCGTCAGCGAAGCCGAGCTTCACGGCCTCCTTGGCGTTCATCCATGTCTCGGCATCCATCAGCTGTGAAATCTTGTGGCGGGAAAGCCCGGACTTGATTTCGTAGGCGTTCATGATGGATTCCTTGACTTCGTTTAACATGTCGATGGCCTTCTGCATCTCCTCGGTATCACCGATGGCGATGGTCGCAGGGTTGTGGATCATCATCATGGCCACAGGACTCATGCAGACCTTGGTACCGGCCATAGCGATGACGGATGCCGCCGAGGCAGCAAGGGCGTCGATCTTGACCGTTACGTCATGCGGGTAATCCATCAGCATGTTGTAAATCTGTGCAGCAGCAAAAACATCACCGCCCGGACTGTTGATCCAGAGGGTGATGTTTCCGTCTCCGCTGCTTAATTCATCTTTGAATAACTGTGGTGTGACCTCGTCGCCGAACCATGTCTCATCGGAGATTTCCCCGTCGAGGTAGAGCGTTCGGTCTGAGCCAAAGCTGTCCGGTTCCTCGTTTCGCACCCAGTTCCAAAACTTTCTGGTCATAGTGCCTCCTTCTTTCGTGGCCGGGTGCGCTCACTTTGCTGTGGCTGTTCCGGCTCTTGTTTTGATTCTTCTGTTTCATCTGGCTCCTCCTGTGCCTGAGACGAGACTGCAAAAATTCCTGCGTCCTTGAGCTTGGTCATGTTGCCGTTTATGAGATACAGGTCGCCACCTTCCTCTTCCGGGATACGGTCGAGGTTTTCCAGCTCCCTGATGTCGTTGGCGCTCATCCAGCCGTTCTGGCGTCCGGTCGCATAGCCGTTCATGCGGCTCTGGTAGTCTCCGCGAAGCAGGCCGTCCACATTGAACTTGAAGAAGTATTCCTTCTTCTCATCCATAGACAAAAGCGCCCGCTGCATGGACTGTTCCCAGCGGCAGACCCACGGGTCGAGCGTGTATTTCACGAACTCCAGCGACTGCTGCTCGATGTTTGAAAAGCTCGATTTCTCAAGGTCGCCGATCATGTGAGGCGGGATGCGGAAGATACGAGCGATCTCATTGATCTGGAACTTCCGCGTTTCCAAGAACTGCGCCTGCTCCGGTGAAATGGAGATGGGCGTGTATTTCATGCCTTCCTCAAGAACCGCCACTTTGTTAGCGTTTGCACTGCCGCCGAAGGCCGAGTTCCAGCTTTCCCTGACACGCTCCGGGTCTTTTACTACACCGGGATGCTCCAAGATGCCGCCGGGTGTCGCGCCGTTAGCGAAAAACTTAGCTCCGTATTCCTCACAGGCAATCGCCATGCCGATAGCGTTCTTTGCCATCGCAATCGGGCTGTAGCCCATCAGGCCGTCAAAGCCAAGGCCGGGAATGTGCAGCACATCGCTTGGTAGGAGCCTGACGCGGCTGCCATCCATCGTGTGCGCCTCATCCTGTGAGGTCTGGTATTCGTAGTAGAGGTGGCCGTCTGCGTCGCGGTCAACCGTCATGCGGTTTGGCATAAGCGGATAGAGAGCCACGACCTCGCCCTTGCCATTTCGGATGATCTGCGCGTAGGCGTTTCCCCACAGCAAGAGGTGCGTCATCAGCGTCTCCCGAAAGACAAAGGAGGTCATTTCCGGGTTCGGCTCATCATGAAGCAGGAAGTAGAGCGGATGAGTAGTCGCTTTTTCCTTGCCGCCGCTGCCGTCGTACCGATACAGGTGAACGGGCAGGCCAGCAATCGCCTCGGATAGAATACGAACGCAGGAGTAGACCGCCGTCATCTGCATGGCGGAGCGTTCCGTTACAGCTTTGCCGGAGGTCGTGCCGCCGAAGAAGAAGCGGTAGGAGCTTCCGCTGGTCGCATCCTTGGGCTTATCCCTGCTCCGAAAAAGTCCTGAAAATATACTCATAGCCATCCCTCCAATCCGTTAAGGGCTTCCCGGATCACCAGAAAGCCAATCAGTGAAATCAAAAGCATTTCAAATACCTCTTTTATGGCATAAAGAAAGCACCTACCCGTCGAGGGCAGATGCTTTTAAGTGCCAGTATATGAATTTGTTTTTTAATCGTGACAGCCGTGATCTCCACAGCCTCCGTGTCCGTGGTGACCGCATTCCTCATCACCATGATGACCTTCATGGTGAGAGCAGATCACGTTGGGATCATATTCAAGGCTTCCATCAAGTAGCTTTTGCACGGCCTCGTCAGTATTCCCTGAAGCGCCGCCATAAAGTGTAATTCCAGCTTCACTCATTGCTGCTTGAGCACCGCCTCCGATACCTCCACAGATTAAAGCGTCGACATTGTTACTTTTCAAAAAGCCTGCAAGTGCTCCGTGACCGGCACCGTTGGTACCAACAATTTGAGATGATGTGACTTTACCATCTTCTGTATCATAGATTTTAAACTGTGATGTTCTTCCAAAATGCTGAAAAACGTCTCCATTGTCATAGGTTACTGCGATTCTCATAGTATTTACTCCTTTTTCATTGATTTTCTTATCGGCCTCAATGTGCTGGGGTCGAAATTCAACATTACCGCCTTCAATCTGAAGTCTTTTACCGTTTATGAGTGCATCCGCAAGTTTTACTCGTGCTCTTTCATAAATTGCTGTCACGGTTGTTCTTGCTACATTCATTCTCTCTGAAGCCTCCGACTGATTCAGGTGTTCCAGATCAATGAGTCGGATGGTTTCAAACTCGTCTACGGTTAGAGTGACTTCCTCACCATTTGGTATTCCGTCTGGACTGAACGTAATGTATTCTGGCATGGTTTCGACTTTTCGAGTTTTTTCTTGTCTTCCTGCCAATTGAACACCTCCATTTCTGACATATGTCAATTATAGACATGTGCGCGAGCAATGTCAATACAATTCTGACATATGTCAGGAATATTTACGGTTTGTTCATATAAAAAGGATGCCTCTGCCGTCATATACAGAAGCACCGTTGTCGTTGCCGCAGCGGATCGCCCGGTCAAGTGCCATGATGGTTGCGATGGCACCGTCAATCTTCTCCGTGGACTTTTCCTTGTCGGCCTTGATGTTTCCGGCAGGATCGGTACGGATGAAGATGTTGTCCATATTCCAGCGGAGCACCGGATGTCCTCCGTGGGCGAGCTTTTTCTCAAGCGTCAGCTTCATGAGCTCTTTGGTGGGTGGGCTCATATCCTTGAAGCCCTGACCGAAGGGCACGACCGTAAAGCCCATGCCCTCAAGGTTCTGTACCATCTGGACTGCTCCCCAGCGGTCGAATGCGATCTCGCGGATATTGAAGCGCTCGCCGAGGCGCTCGATGAATTTCTCGATATAGCCATAATGGATGACATTGCCCTCGGTGGTTTGCAGCATACCTTCCTTCTCCCAGCTGTCGTAGGGTACATGATCGCGCCTCACGCGAAGTTCAAGCGTATCCTCTGGCACCCAGAAGTACGGGAGGATCACATACTTGTCGTCTTCATCCCGTGGCGGGAACACCAGCACAAAGGATGTAATATCCGTAGTGGAGGACAGGTCAAGACCGCCATAGCAGACGCGGCCTTCGAGGTCGTCCTCATTGACCGGAAAGGCGCAGGCGTCCCATTTATCCATTGGCATCCAGCGGACAGCCTGCTTTACCCATTGATTCAGGCGCAGCTGCCTGAAGGAATTCTCTTCACCGGGGTTTTGCTTTGCCGATTCGCAGGCCGCTTCCACCTTGTCAATGCCGACTGTGATACCGAGAGAGGGGTTCGCCTTTTTCCACACCTCCGGATCAGTCCAGTCCTCGTCAGGTTCCGCACCGTAAATGACCGGATAGAAGGTTGGATCGACCTTCCTGCCATCGAGGATGTCCTGCGCTTTCTGGTGGACTTCATAGCAAATAGTGTTTGTATCATTTCCAGCAGTGGTAATCAGGAAATACAGCGGCTGCATTCTGGCATCGCCGGAGCCCTTTGTCATTACATCAAAAAGTTTCCGGTTCGGCTGGGTGTGCAGCTCATCGAATACCACACCGTGGATATTAAAGCCGTGCTTACTGTAGGCCTCAGCGGAGAGCACCTGATAGAAGCTGTTGGTAGGCTCATAGATGATCCGTTTCTGGGAGGCCAGTATTTTGACGCGACGATTAAGCGCCGGGCACATTCTCACCATATCCGCAGCAACATCAAAAACGATGGTGGCCTGCTGTCTATCGGCAGCGCAGCCGTAGACTTCGGCGCGTTCCTCACCGTCACCGCAGCAAAGGAGCAGGGCGACTGCAGCGGCCAGCTCTGACTTTCCCATCTTCTTTGGGATTTCGATGTAGGCCGTATTGAACTGACGGTAACCATTCGGCTTCAGGACGCCGAACAGGTCGCGGATGATTCGTTCCTGCCAGTCGATGAGCTCGAAGGGTTTTCCTGCCCATGTGCCTTTGGTGTGGGTGAGCTGCTCGATGAACATCACTGCGAAGTCCGCCATCTGCTTGCTGTAGTGAGAAGTCTCTGCCATGAAGCGGGTCGGCTTATAGTTTTTCAGTTTTCGCATTGGCACGGTGGCCGCCTCCTTTCAGGACAAAATAAAAGACCGCCAGCCGACGTGTTCGGCATGCGATTCTTGGTATCAGTACGAGAGAAAGAGCCTTCTGGCTCAGTCTCCCGGAATATTCATATTCAGGGTTTTGTGCTTAGTTGTGGTTCTCCAGCAGGATGCAAAGCGCCATCTCTGCTTCTTTGCAGGTTGGATGAATGTCCCAGCCTCTGTCGTAGTTGCAAACGGTCTCGCCGTCAATCTTGATCATGAGCTTGCTGATCCTGCCGCCGTTGATGCCGTAGGTCTCGCTTGGCTCATCGTAGTGCTTTACCCAGTAGTGGCACTTGGTATATTTTTTCTTGTCCTTGGCATCCGGGATGCCGATCACTCCTTCGCTCCACATTTTCTTACGCCTCCTTTACCGTCATCTTGAAGGCCGGGATGAGGGCGTGCTCGTCGCTTCCGAAGTGGGTGTAGCGCTCCTTGACCTTTACAATTCCGTCCAGCGTGCAGCCGAGCTCCTCAAACTTTGCAATGGTCTCGATGAGGCTTGAGAAGGTGGAGCTGATGGTGAATTCCTTTACTCCGAGCTTCCGGCAATCTTCAAGGATCGCTTCGATGTCGTAATCCCAGATGACTTCGGCGAAGTTCGGCAGGTCGTTTCCGGCTTCCTTGCTGTAAAGGTAGGCCTGTCCCAGCGTCCAATGGCATCCGATCTCTTCCCAGCGCATTCCGGGTTTCGCGTTTTCTATGGCTTCGATTGTGTACTTCATGGTGGTTCCTCCTTGTGGTTGTTTTCCTTTTGGTATGTACATATATCACTCTGAACGCTTGTAATAGCAAGCTATTTATCGAAATATATGTGACAATCCTTCAGGAAGTTTTGAGGCCTAAATTGTGTAGTTTATGCCTCGCCGGTCAGAATGAAATTCACGTATTCTTTCCGGTGATCCTCAAGGTATAAAACCAGCTCGTAGAAGTCTCTCTCATAGGCCAGCCGCTGTACCGTGTTTACATCGAACATATTGGTAAGGCCGGTGTCCCGGATGGCAAGGATCTGCTCTTTTACCTTTTTATCCATATCAGTCCACCACCTTCCGCGCACGGTCGATGCCGTAGATGACATTCAGGCCGGAGCCGTTGTCCCAGTTCACCATGAGGCTGCCGGTATCGTCGACTCCCGTAACGGTTCCCTTGGTGCCGATAGGCGGAGCCTGCACATCGTCCATCTGGAGAAGCTCCACGCGGGTGCCTGCCGGGTAGCGGGAGCGGAGTGCTTCAAGCTGCTCTTTTGTGATCATTCGCATGCTGCCACCTCCTTTTCCGGTGCGCCGTTCTTCCAGCTGGAGTTGCCGGAGAGGTTCTTAAGGAGAATCTTGCGTTCTGCCTTATATTCGTTTCCGATGAAGCCAAGTCGCAGGAGGAAGCAGCGGAATGCGTACTTCTCGTTGTCGACTTCCTTCTCGGTGGCGCTGATGCGCTTCAAATCCCGGCTCATCTTGCCAAGGGATGCAATGAAGTGGGTGTAGGCCTTGACCTCGTCCGGCTCCGGCATCTCAGTAAACCAAGGGAAGCTGACCGTATCCTCTGTGACCTCGATGCCAAGGTCGTCAATGCCGAGTGCCTTTTTGATGAGGCTTTCCTTGGCTGTGAGGAGGTTGGTGAGGTTTCCGACCGCCACCTTGTCGAGCGGGAGGCTGACTGTAAGGCCGGTGGCTTCATCGTCGCTTTCGACCTCTTCGGTATCCTCCGGTGTGAAGCCATCCGCGATCAGGCTGTGGATGATGCGCTCCAGCTTGTCTGCGTCCTCGCAGGTTACGCTGCCTTCCTTGTCGACCGTGATGTCGCCGATCTCGTAAGCGCAGGTTGGCATACGCATGTAGATCGCCTTGTCGCCGGTGAGATTTTCGATGGCTGCGACCAATGCTTTTCTGTCGTTTCCGGTTACGTTGTAATTTGCTTTCATGAGTGTGTTCCTCCTTTGTGAATTAAGGTTTTAATCTGTGCCTTTCGGCATGTATATACATCACTCTGAAAGCCTTATTTATCAAGCAATTTTCGACATTTTCTGAGGTAGAAAATCGCCGAAGAATCCGGGCAGAAATTGTGTATTATACACCCGCCGTCGGAGAGGTCTCGACTTCCTTTGCCAGAGCGGAATAGAGGAGCTTTTCGCCGTTTCTTATTACATACACATTCTCCTCATCACTGGTATCCTCCACGTAGCGACGAAGGATGACAGAGGCGTATTTCGGATCGAGCTCCATCATGTAGCAGATACGGTTTAACTGCTCGCAGGCCATCAGAGTGGAACCGGAGCCGCCAAAGGTATCAATAACTACAGAATTCTCCTGAGAGGAGTTCTGGATGGGATAGCCCAGAAGATCCAGCGGCTTGCTGGTCGGGTGATCCTTATTGCGCTTTGGCTTATCGTAGTTCCAGATGGTGGTCTGCTTGCGGTCGGAATACCACGGGTGCTTGCCGTTTTGCAAAAAGCCGTAGAGCACAGGCTCGTGCTGCCATTGATAATCGGAGCGACCGAGCACGAGGCTGTTCTTTACCCAGATACACACACCGGCGAGGTGGAAGCCTGCGTCAATGAATGCCTTTCGGAACGTGAGCCCTTCGGTATCCGCATGGAAGCAGTAAGCGGCTCCGCCTTTTTCGAGGTGGTCAGCCATGTTCTTAAAAGCTGCCAGCAGGAACTTGTAAAATTCCTCGCCCTTGAGAGAGTCGTTCTGGATCGTAAGGCCGTCCGAGGCTTTGAAAGATACGCCGTAGGGCGGATCGGTCAGGACGAGATTTGCTTTCTTGCCGTCCATGAGCTTTTCCACATCTTCCGGCGAGGTGGCATCGCCACACATAACACGATGCCTGCCGACTGCCCAGATGTCGCCGGGCTCCACGAAGGAAGCCTTATCAAGGGCAGCGGTGAGGTCAAAGTCATCATCGGCGATGTCCTTTTCATTCCCAGTACCGAGCAGCTTATCCAGTTCACCGGCATCAAAGCCGAGGAGAGATAGGTCAAAGGACTGATCCTGCAGGTCAGATAATTCGACCGACAGCATTTCCTCATCCCAGCCTGCGTTGAGCGCCAGCTGATTGTCCGCAAGGATATACGCACGCTTTTGTGCTTCCGTCAGGTTCTCGGCAAACACGCAGGGCACGGTTTCATATCCTTCTTCGCGTGCAGCCGTAATGCGACCGTGGCCGACGAGGATGTTATAATCTGCGTCAATGACCGCAGGACTCACAAAGCCGAACTCCCTGAGAGAAGCGCGGAGCTGTGCGATCTGTTCTTTGCTATGTGTCCGGGCATTCCGGGCATAGGGCACCAGCTTATCAATAGGTACCTGTTCCAATTTCTGTGTGTTCATTTACATATTCCTCCTGCTTCGAAGCAGCTGCTCCATCACGCTGTCCTGCGGGCTGCCCTCAAAGGGCTCGGTGCAGTTTTGCTTCACAATGTCGTAGATTTCGTACCAGAGCAGGTTGGCCTGCTTCTGAAAGTTCATCAAAAGCTGAGTGAAAGGGCTCGCAATGGCAGCACCGGTAGTCGGGTGTTTTCCAAGCATGCCGTATTTGCTGACCGCTTCGGAGCACTGAATGTACCGGGCAAAGGCCTCAGAGTAGCTTTCGAGCAGGCGCTTGTTTACCAGCCTCTCGCAGCCGCGTTCCTTGAGCCACAGCCATGTTTCCTTATAGATTTCATCTGCGCCAAGGGGCTTGCCGTCCTTCTGCAGAACAGAGAGATAATCGTCCGGACTTGGCATATCCATGCCTTCCAGTTCTACGCCGTCACCGATGTCGTCAACATCGAAGTCGGTCATGTCTTCGGTGAAGTCCGGCAGCTCCATGCGCTTTGCAGGTGCGCCTTTCATTATTTTGTCGGCGAGGGCGTCCGGCTTGGAGCCAGCTTTGACACGCCGCCCGCCGCGATAGGTTCCGTCTTTCGCCATGTCAATCACTTCCATTTCTGTGGTGTAGGGTTTAATACCCTGTTTGAATTGCAATTTTTGCGTAAAAGACCCCGCGCCGTTTTCCGGGGAAAGGGGTCGCAGAGATTTTGACCGCCCTACCGGTCACCGCGCTCGCGGTGAATTTTTTCGTGACACGAACGACAAAGACTCATAAGGTTGGACTCGTCATTCGATCCTCCCTCAGCAAGCGGCACGATGTGGTGGACTTCCTCGACCGCGACGTAACGTCCTTCCTTTAAGCACTGCTCACAAAGCGGGTGCTTATGAACGTAGCGGTCACGGATTCGTTTCCATGCTCTGCCGTAGCGTTTGCCGGGAGAGTAGCCGCGCTGGAACTTCTCGTAGTGCTGTTCCATGACCTTGGCGTGCTCCTCGCAATAAACGCCGTCCGTCAGGTGTGGGCAGCCGGGATAGCGGCACGGTCGTTGTGGTTTTCTTGGCATAAGCCGTGCCTCCTTTCAGGCATAAAGAAAGCCCTGCAGGGTGTTCCCGCAAGGCTTGTGTGCTGCGCGTGCAGCTGTTTCTTTATTCTTTTCGCTGATTATATACTATCATAAAGGGCGGGTGGACATCTTAGGACAAAACAGGACATTTCGGGCGCATTTCAAATGATAATCGGATCATCCGGAAGCGTCACATGAAGGAGCGCCTTACCGTGCCAGCGACGAATGGTGCGGGCATCTGCACAGAGCTCCATCCCGATCTGCTCCCATGTATAGTTATGGATGTAGCGGTACTTGAGTACCATGCGCTCGTCGGTATCAGGGACTGCCTCAATGACCTCCCGTATCTGTTTCTTAAGGTCTGATAGCATTTCCAGCTCACCGGCGATTTTCTTTTCCAGTGTCCACAGCTTCTCAAGCGTCCGGACAAATGGTGCTTCGGTATTACGCGATGTCTGCACGCGGTCTTTATCATATTGGATAGCCGACACGCTGCCTGCCATCTCACGCAGGTTTTGTGCTTCCATTGTGTCGGACTTGATTCTCTGATCAAGTCGGTAGGCCTGATGGAGATATTCTTTTACTGTCATAAGGACTTCGCCTCCTCTCGTAGTTTTTGTATGAGATACTCGCCGTCCACACTCGTTAAGGCCTTGTACCAGCCGGAGCGGAAGAACCGTTCACATTCCATTGCATCCGACATGGCGGCTTGATTGCCGGGCTTCTTTTTCAGGCGCTTCAGGGCGTCCCGGTAATCCTTCACTGCCTGCAGCACGATAGCGTTGGCGAGATTTTCATAAGGATCGGTCATCACACCACCTCAAGGTCAGCCTTGACCGCGTCAATCAGTGCAGTCTGCGTCATTTCTTTTTTGGATAGCGCCTTTACGATCCTTTCGTCGATGGTGCCCTTGGTAATAATGTGCTGGATCACCACAGTGCCGGATTCTTGACCTTGCCGCCAGAGACGGGCGTTAGTCTGTTGATATAATTCCAGCGACCACGTAAGACCGAACCACACAAGGGTGGAGCCTCCGGCCTGAAGGTTCAAACCGTGACCGGCAGAGGCCGGATGGATGACTGCTACAGGAATCTTTCCCGCATTCCAGTCAGCAATATCTCGGCTGGTCTTGATCTCCCGAACATTGAAGCGGTTCTTGATGCGGCTAAGGTCATGCCGGAACCAGTAGGCCACAAGAAGCGATTTTTCATTGGCGGCCTCGATAATATCCTCCAAAGCGTCCAGCTTCCTATCGTGGAACTCGATGACCTCACCGGTATCGGCATATATGGCACCATTTGCGAGCTGTGAGAGTTTGCCTGTAAGCGATGCAGCATTGGCAGCAGTCACCTCACCATCAGGGAGCTGCAATATGAGCTCCTGTTTCAAATCTTCATAACGGCTGCGCTCAGAGTCAGAAAGCTGCACTTCATATTCTGTTGAAACCAGCTCCGGCATCTTCAGATGGTCGGTAGATTTCATGGAAATCGTGATATCCGAGATCCTCCGATAGATGGCGTCCTCCGCATAGGGCAGTGGCTTGTAGGAGTAGATGATCTCGCCGTTTCTCTTGTCCGGCATGAAGTAATTTGTCCGGTACTGCGTGATAAAGCGTCCGAGGCGCTCGCCCATATCCAGCACTTTAAACTCTGCCCACAGATCCATAAGACCGTTGGAGGAAGGAGTGCCCGTCAGGCCGATAATACGGTGAATCCGAGGCCGTACCTTCATCAGCGACTTGAAGCGCTTGGATTTATGATTTTTGAAGGACGACAGCTCATCGATAATCACCATATCGAAGTCAAAGGGAAAGCCGGACTCGTCAATGAGCCACTGCAGGTTCTCACGGTTAATGATCGTGATGTCTGCTTGCTGCATGAGGGCGGCTTTTCGCTCCTTCGGTGTCCCGACTGCGACCGCATAGGTTAGACCGGCAAGGTGCTCCCATTTTTTAATTTCCGCTGGCCATGTATCGCGGGCGACTCTTAAGGGAGCCACCACTAAAACACGATGCACTTCGAAGCTGTCAAACAACAGGTTATATACTGCTGTCAGGCTGATGATCGTCTTGCCAAGTCCCATATCTAAAAGGACTGCGGCCACAGGGTGCTTTTCAATATAGCGGATGGCATAGTCCTGATAATCATGTGGATTGAAGTTCATCGATCATCCCTCCAATCTGCTTCGGATCGTCAATGACATATACCCGGTAGCCAAGCTCCCGCAGCAGCCTGTGGCGTGAGAGCTGGAGAGGGCGTGGCTTTTTGCCGGGTGCTTTCAGCTCCGCGAAACCGATATGGCCGTCAGGGAGTAAGATCAGGCGGTCGGGCATTCCTGCGAAAGAGGGACACACCAGCTTAAGTGCAATGCCGCCGTTCTTTTTCACCGCCATAGTTAACTTGTTTTCTATCTGTTTTTCTATCATTGCAAACCTCCGTCAGGCGTTAATTTCAGGGGATGTGCAAGGTGTATCAATGGTATTTACCAAACTTTTTCTTAGAGCTATTTTTTTAGGCCTAAGAGAGTTTTTATATAAGACCTTGATACACCTTGTCATAGTCCCGGATTACTGCAGAAAATCTTCCTCTGCGCCGTTGTCATCATGAATCTTTAAGCCCTTAAAATAGCGCTTCCGATTCAGTGTCAGCCGCTCGAATCCGGCTTTCTCCAGCGCAAAGTAAAAATCTGCCGTGCTGCGCACATACTCATTGCAGTCCAGCGAGTAGTTGCGGTATGCTTGATAAAGTGCCGAAGAGCTTTCCTTAAAGGACTCATCCACATCACACTTCTCGTCCAGAAAATGTCCGAACCAGTCGTTCTGGCTGCGATATTCATCGATGGCCTTTGTTACGCAGTCCGGCACCGGAATCTGGTAGTCCAGCGCGATGACCTTTTTTGCACCTTCGATGATCCATGCCAGTATGCTTTCACCGGCATTTTCATACAGGTACTCACCGTAATTTTTGATGTCGGCCTTGCCCTCGATCTTGGCGTTGAACGGAATCACGATAAGCCTGCGCCAGATACCGTCATCGGAGGCGGAGACGCGAGGCAGGTGGTTCGTATATAGAACCAGCGTGTGGCAGGGCTTGAAGGAAAACGGGTCTTTATACTTTTTCTCCGCAAACACATCGTCCGTAGAGCAGAGCTGCTTGACGGTGGAGTCGTTGAGCCTTGCGCCTTCCTGCATTTCCGCAGCGATCAGCAGGCGTTTGCCTTTGACCTCAGCCATTTCCGGTTTGATGTTCCTGCGGCAGCCGACAGTCAGGGTGTCTGCGGATATATTTCCGCTGTAGAGTCCCAGCACGCGGGAGATGGCATTCCAGAAGGTGGATTTGCCGTTACGTCCATCGCCGTATGCGATGATGAGCGCCTCCACAAAAACTTTCCCGATAGCAGCAAGGCCGCAGATCATCTGTACATAGTCGATAAGCTGCTGATCCTTCTGAAAAATCAGATCCAGATTATCCTGCCAGAGCTGCGCTCCTTTACTGCCGGGTGACACGGACGTGATTTTCGTAATAAAGTCATCTGCAGAATGTTCGCGGGCACCGGCCATACCTTTGCGAAGGTCGTAGGTCGCCTCCGGTGTGCAGAGCAGGAAGCAGTCTGCGTCCAAGTCTCTCGGCGAGATTTCCAGCATCGGGTGCGTCTCTTTGAGGGTAGATGTAATGTTCTTGGAGTCGCGTCTGCGAACGGCAAAGCTCTGGTAGGCCTTGGCGGCAAGGAACTCCTGATAGGCCTCCATCTGCTCGTCGCTCATCAGCTGTTCAGCTTTGGCCTTGGATGTGTTATCAAGTATTTCCTGTGCACCACAGTTTTTGAGCTTTTGCAGAGCCTCCATCATATTTCGATTGGCTTCTGCGAGCTGCCTGCGGGTGAGTTCATGAGCGACGGCCTGAGCGCCGGGCTCTGTTTCCTGCCAGTAGTGGTCACTGTATCGGATAAAGTGGGTGGCCGGTGAGTAGCGCAGCTCGTTTGCAAAATACTTCGAGAGCACCTCAGCCTGCCCTACATCGGAAAAGTCCTCCGGCTTATAGCTATTCTCGTCGTTATAGACTTCCGGAGGGACATATCCGTCCTCATGGCTGATCTTGGAATAAAAACGCTGGGCGCTGTGCCAGATTGTATTAAGCTCGCTGTTATCGAGAGGCGGCACACAGGTCGCGGCCTTTTCCAGAAAGCTCTGGTAGGCTTTTTCTGTATCGCCGTATTTCTTTATGACAATACCGGCAAAGCGTGACATGGTAGCGTTACGGCTTCCTTCCGGGATCACGACGTCTTTTTCATGCCCACCGGGCAGGTCTGCATCGAACTCGTCGTCATTCAAAAATTCCGTGAGGTTCATGCGACCGGGATAGAGCTCCACATTCGGCTCCTGTGTTCCGAAGAAGAAGCGAGCAGCATCCAGAGCCTTCGTATCGAAATATGGAAATATGGAATTAACCAGCTTCTTCATATCGCTATAGAGGGCGGCATCTGTCACCCGGTCGATGGGAAAGAGCACGTGGAACTTTGGCCTTGCCGGTTTGCCGTTTTTCTCGCGCTGATTAAAGCGGCTGTAATGGATGGCGAGGCTTACTCCCGGAAATGCCTCCAACACGTCTTCCGGTGTGATCCAGTCTTTCGAATCTTCTGAATGGTCATTATCACAGTCCACGGGAAGACAGTCAGCGGAGAGGAAGTTGTCGCTGTTGCGGTAGTGATTTTTGTACTCCGCACACACATAGTCGTGACTGACTGCGGCTTTCATGCTGTCCGTATCCATGACAACGGTTTTATGCGGATAGGAGCAGTTTCCGGGATTGCCGATAAAATCGGCGCTAAACAGGGTAAACATCAGTCGTACACCTCCTCAGATTCTTCCTCCAGCACCTTCGTGATAAATTTCAGGGCGCGGATCATGGTTTCCAGTTCGCAGTCGCCGCCGAGGGTAACTTCAAAACCGTTGCAGCCGAATCTGTCTATAAAAGGCGTGACATGGATATCTGTGCTGGCTTCATCGGAAATGCGGAAATAGGTGCGTCCGCCGTGGCCGGTGTCGCCACCTTTGTAGCCGGTCGTTCCGGCTTCGACCTGCAGGATATTGGCACTTACAACATCGCGGGTGTAGGTAGTGATCTCAGTGCCATCGAAAAGCTCTCTGCGATTTTCTTTAATTTCATACATAGCGTTAGACCTCCTGACATTCTTCTGTGAAATAGCGCAAGTGATAGCCTTTCCACTTGGCGCGTTTGATTTCTGCTTCCATACCGGATGAGATGCGGCTGCCGAATACCCAGACCTCAGCGCACTTGCTCATGAGGGCATTTCCGAAGAACAGACCAAGCTCACGTTCGTCCGGATTGTCATCATCAAGGAACTGCGGAAATAGCAGGTGCGGTGCGATAGGGATATATCCCTTGTCCACGGCATACCGACTGTAGCGTCTGGCGTTGGCTACGTTTGTCTCCACATCTCCGGAAAACGGAGAGCAGATGTAGACGATAGGCCGGAAAGCACGAAGGGACTGCTTTTCATTTGCAGTAATCCGGGAGAGTGCTTCACCTGCAGTTGGGTCAGGATAGCCTTCGCTGTTGCGATAATCGTTGCTCACTCAAAAGTCCTCCTTTCCGGGCAGACTTAAAGGCGTCCACCTCCAATTTCCACTGGAGATGAACGCCTGATTTGAGCGGACGATTTTAATCTTTTTTGTAGAAGGGCGTGGTGTAACCGTCTGCGCGGAGCTTCAGGCCTTTTGCCCACGGCGGAGTCCTGCCCATCTGTTCACAGAGAACGTCAAGAGACATGCGAGGGTCTGCTTCGATGACCAGTTCGTCGTGGATATGCATGACGATGGAGCAGCAGCGCAGCGTCTTCATGGCATAGCAGAGAATGTCGCGGGAGGTTGCCTGCACGATATTTTCCACGAATTTCGGCCCGTATGAATCGAGCCGTTCCCATTTTTTCGTGCTGCCGATGCCCTCATAGGTAATACACTCGCCTCCGAATTTATTCGTACCGACCTTTGGCTTTACATAGGCGAGGTTCCGTCCGGAGGGCAGCGTAATAAAGAGCATCCCGGAGCGGCAGGAGAAAGTAAGCCCGTAGCTGCTGGTTGTGTGTTTATACTTCACAGCCTCCATGACAGCGCGGTCGACATCCCACCAGAATTTTACGATGTTAGGATTTGTCTGCCGCCATGCGTCCACCAGCGGAGGAAGCTCATCTTCGGAGAGTCCCATCTCTATAGCGCCCATTGCCTTTAAGGCACCGACCGAGCCGCCATAGCCGAGCGCGAGTTCCGCAATTTTGCCCTTTTGGCGCAGATGGCCGTTAATGCCATGTTTCTCAACCGGAACATGGAACATCTGACTGGCACTGGCGCAGTAGATGTCACCTCCGGTTTCAAAGACCTTTTGACGCCACGTCTCACCGGCATACCACGCGATGACTCTTGCTTCGATGGCGCTGAAGTCGGAAACATAAAACTGCGTACCATCCTTCGGGATGAATGCTGTCCGGATCAGCTGGGAGAGGGTGTCCGGGACATCCTCATATAAGAGCTTCACGGCATCAAAATCTCCGGATTTTACAAGAGCGCGTGCGTCGGCCAGATCCGGGAGATGATTCTGCGGGAGGTTTTGTAATTGTATAAGCCTGCCTGCCCAGCGTCCGGTACGATTGGCTCCGTAAAATGCGAACATGCCGCGAGCCCTGCCATCATCACAGACCGCACGCTCCATCGTCTGATATTTCTTGACGGAGGATTTGGCAAGCTGCTGTCGAAGTTCCAGAACGGTCTGAAGTTCTGGCGGAACGGTTTTGATAAGCTCTGCCACGACTTTCTTTCCAAGGCTGTCAGTTTCGAGGCCGTTGCCCTTGAGCCACTGTTTCATTTGCTGGACGGAGTTTGGATTGTCAAGAGCCGTCATATCCTTCATGGCAGCCGTCAACTCCGAGCGGGAGCGGGTGTCCATTTCGATGGCTTCCTGCACCAGATCCATGTCGAGACGGACACCACGGTCGTTGATTTCCTGATCGATGTGGTATTCATCCCAGACATCATCCGACACCGGAAACTTGGCAAGACGATCTTTGATGCCGATTTCGGTCTCCACATCGCGGATGTTGTATTTTTTGAAGGCTTCCCACTTATCCGGCGCATGGAAAGGGCGGTTCCTTGTTCGACCGCCGTTTGTTTTCGTTGGAGCACAGGGCACGGAGAAGTATTTGATCAGGTCTTTTCCCTCTGTGAGCTTCTGCTTCTCAAGACCGAGGACAGCACCGACGCCTTCCAAGGAAAGCGGCAGACCCATTGTGGCCGACCACACCATAGAGCAGCGCCAGCTCTCCGGATTCAGGAATCGAGCGCAGTCAATCGAGAGAGGGTGGTTGTCATGGAAGGGGTCAAGGCTCATTCCCAGATCACGGAGATATCGGGATAGGCAGATCCGTTCAAAGTTTGCATTGAAAGCCCATTTGATGACGGAATCATCAATCAGGGCGTCTATGATTTCCTGCGGCAGGCGTTCTCCCTGCGCAAGGTCGATGACAGCCACGTCGGAGCCATCGGCGCTGTAGCCGAACAGCAGGATTTCAAAGTCCGGCGATTCGGCATATTTATAAACGCCGCACTTGGGCAGATTCACGCTGCTGTAGGTTTCAATATCGATACTGAGTGTTTGCATAGATTTCACCTCAATTCAAACAAGCGGCTTAAGATTGCTCCTAAGCCGCCTGCCGTTTATGATTTACTCCAAGGACTTCATGCGCTTCTCGTGGTATTCACGTTCGTGTTCGGCCTGTTCCTTTTCGCGCTTCATGCGTTCCTCGTGGTACTTGAGGTCACGGGCGGCAGATTCCTCCTCACGCTTCTCACGCTTGCGGTCATTGAAGAAACTCTGGATGGACGAGATCAGGAACACGATGCTGAATACCAGCCAAGTGGCGATCAGCGCAGTAATCAGGATTGTCTGTAAGGTAGTCACTGTCATAATCGCACCTCCATCAATTCAGGAAGTCTTCATCGTCATCGCTGGCGAAGTCAGACTCTGCACTTGCCTTGCCACCGAGAGGCTCACCGTCACGGATCTTCTGCAGGTTGTTGAGCCCGCAGGCGATTCCCTTGTTGCCGGAGCTGTTGAAGGCGTAAAAGGTGATGCTGGCACGGCCATACACACCGGAGTACACCTCGGAACGGTTGAGGATCGGGTTCAGGTCTGCATCCACGATGCCGGGAGCAGAGGTGGCATTGGCATTCACGAAGTAGGCGTTCTTGTAGGCCTCGTCATCCGGACGTTCAGCGTCGCCGTCACGAAGAGGAGTTTTCAGAACAGAGAGCGCCGGTACAGACTTGCCGTTGCCCTTGAGCTTAGCTTCGCCCTCCTTGTAGGCAGCTTCGATGGCGGACTCGATCTTGGCGATGGTCTTGGTATCGGACTTCGGGATGATAAGGCTCACGCTGTACTTGGGAGTGCCGCCGTTGATGGATTTCGGCTCCCAGACATTTGCATAGCTCCAGCGGGTGTCGACACCGGTGATAACCTTCATGGGATTGCTGATTTTTACATTCTTACTCATTGTTGTTTTCCTCCATAAAATCATTTTTGGCTGTGTTCATGGTCGGGCGCTTGTCGCTATCCGGCACAAGTGTGGGTTTGCCCTGTGGCTTTTCGATATAAGCCGTCAGGAGTTCATCAAAGCGGGACTTGCCGAGGAGCTTCTGCATGGCGGTGACGCCGAGCAGCTTTTTCTCATACGGGTCGAAGCCTGCTTTCTCGACCGTTTCAATGACAGCGGCCTCATTGCTGTATCTTCGGTTGGCACGTCCTTCGACGAGCTTGAAGCCAGTCCACTCCTTACCGGAGAGAGCTTGCTGCAGGGCATATTCCTTGATGTCGGATGCCCAGCTGACCAGCTCATCCACTTTGCCGAGGATAACCTCGATCTCGGTGTCCGTGAGCAGTGGCGGGAGCTTGAAATCATGCTGCGCGAGTTTCAGGTTAGCTTCGGCTCTGGCTCGGCACTCGTTCTTGGCCTTGCAGAAGCCGCACCATTCACCACACAGGAAATTCCCATCTCCGGCGAAGGCCAATTCTGCGGTGGGCTTCAATACTTCGTCTGCCCAGCGGTAGAGCGCGTCTTTGCTGATCTCGAACGTGTTGATGTTTTGCCGTCTCGGTTGGTAGATGGTCATGGAAACCTGATCGATGTCGTAGATGCCATCGAAAAGCTCCAAAGCGCCGAGCGCGTAACACTGCATCTGCGGGTTTTCATCTGCTGAGACCAGAACGCCGAGACCGTGCTTGTAATCGATGATCCTGAGTGTGCCGTCTGCAATGATGATGCAGTCGGCTGTTCCGAAGCCCTGTTCTACCCAGCGGGAGAAGTCCACACGCTGCTCGATCAGGACGACCGGGTCGCTGCATGTTTCCTTGGCGGCTTCGACCTGCTCCAGAACGTATTCGGCATAGCCGCTGGCGCAGTCCTCCATCTCTTCGGAATACCATTTGAGGCTTTTGGTCGGGTCTTCTGCGGGAAGTCCAAGAGCAGACTTGATCTTGAATTCGCCAAGCGCATGGGCGTCGGTACCTTCCGCAGCGTAGTCGCTTCCTTTATCCTCATAGGTTTCGCAGAGCCTTGCTGATGGCGGGCAGTGCAGCCACCTATCGGATGAAGATGCGGAGAGGATCGCGTGTGCTTTAGCTGCCATTGCCGATTACCTCCGCGTCCTTCAACAGGGCTTCATAATTTGCCGGGTCTACGGCTGAGAGCTTTGCGGCACCGTACTTCTGGAGCAGGGTGCGAACCTCTGCGGTATGACCGGCACGGGACTTCTCGGCAAGGACGGCTCTTACATCCTCCAGCTTGATCTCCGGCTTCAGTTCCTCTTTCTTAGCAGCACTTTTTGATTTTTGCTGCTTAGAATCGTCTTCGCCGGAAAAATGCTGGTAGAGCCAGTCGGCTGCGGCATTAATAGAAGCAGCAGCGGTGCGGAGCTTTTCGATAGTCTGTGCCATTTCTGCCATCTTTGACATGTTCTTTTCCTCCTTCCTCGGATTGGCTTGCGGCAAGTACCCGGAGGTTTCTTGCCAGTCTGGCGGATACGTGGCTGATGGAATTCAGGAGCTTGATCTCCTCGTTCACGTTGCCGCCGGTGTCTGCATAACTGCGGTACATCATGTTCACCTCGCTTTCTGAAGGCTTTGTTCTCTGTCCTTCACCTTCCACTGGAGATGAACTTTCGATTTGAGCGGAGAATTTTATAAAAAGTTTTCCGACCACCATCCGAAAGAGAGATGATGGCCGGAAAGAATGTGGTTCGTGGTGTTTATATTACTTATCGCCGCTGATCCTACGAAGATCGGTGCGGTACTTCTTCATCTGGTCAGCAAAGGTCTTCTGCGGACGACCGAGCTCTCTTGCAATGGCACGGTCGGAGATACCCTCCGGGTGATCCTTCCAAAGCTGGATGATGGTATCGGCCTCCGGGTCGAGTTCACGCAGACGTGCAAAGAGCTGCTCCAACAGCATACGGTCGGCTATGACTTCATCCATCGGTTTGTTGCTGTCAGGGATATAATCGCCGAGTGTGCCGTTGCCGTCCGGGAGAGGTTGATCCAAAGATGTGGTGTCACCTGCCGCGTGGTATTCACAGCCGATGCAATCGCCGTCGCACTTCCATATAAAGCGGTACGGACACATGCACCTGCCGTGATCCTGCTCCTTGTGGCGAATACGGTCAGCTTCCTTATAGAAGGAGTCGTGCTGTGTCTTGGTGACTGGCACCTTCTCGCCGGTGCTGCGAACGTAGATGAAATAGGTCTTTTCTTCTGTTGTCATAAGATTTCCTCCTGTGATTTGCTTTTTAGTGAGCAATCACAGTGGGGAAATTCATGGCCTGTTCATTGGAAATACATCTGGATATCTTGAATTTCACATGTATTTCCGATATAATAGGAATTGGTGGGAATAAATCGGAAACACCACGAACCACTGTACCCGTATATCCAGCCTCTTCCCGGACGCCATATTGCCCTTGTGACTACTCACAAGAGCTATCCAATCGTTCGGTAGGTCGGCTACTATAGTTCGTAAGGTTCTTAGGGTTCGACTTTGAAAATTGGAGAGAAAACCAATGACAAAAGGTGACAATCCACGGTTATGTGGCGGCACCTTCTTTGTGCTTGTGTTGCAGGCGCTAAAACAACGTGTTAAGGCAAGACAGCACTATAAAGGCGAGAGGGATGGCCTCTCTGATCCGGAAGTTCTGATCGGGCTGATTAAGGTAATCAATCCCGACTATCAAGAACCGAAGGAAGGTGCGCTGAAAGGAAAAACAAACGACTTCAAATCCTGCAAGACCTCGACCGGTCAGTATTTGCCATTTGGCGAGACACTGGAGATCGAGGCGTTTGATGAGCGCATCCGGAATGAGTATCAGGATGCACTGGGTGCGATGACGGAGTTCGTTGCGCTGTTCCTTGAAATCGGAACAAAGGTAAAGAAAGACGAAAGACTCGTGAAGGCGCTGATCGACCTGATTGAGCAGGACGACAGCATCAAGCCGGATGAGGGATTTTATATTGAAGAAACCGGTCAGAAAATAAAAAAGACCGCACTTGGCGGACTCGACGATGTCTGTCTCCCTGCATTCCTGCTGGGTGTATGGCACTATGTGGTTGTTTATAGAAAGGACAACAGCGTAGGCCGTGATACCTATGACATGTGGTGCCCGGAAAATGGCAGAGCGCCAAGAACATATTCTGGTGGCATGGGTAAGAGTATCACAAAGACAATAAATGTTCGTATGCCGGGAACAGCTCTATCCGAGGATGATGAGATATTCGACTTCGGAGACGAGGATGCAGAACAGCCATCAGATAAAGCAGAGGCAGATTATGATTTCGACTTTGGAGATGAGGATGCAAAAACTGGCACGCCTCCTCCCATTCAGCAGATCATAAATAATCCGCTGTTTATTTCGCAGACCGGAGACAACAGTAATGTCATCACGAATTACGGAACGATGAATTTGACACTGGGTAAGCACGGAGGTGGCTCTAATGAGTAATGAAATAAGAGTAATATCCGCTGCGAATCTTCCGGCAAACGGGAAGCCGCAATATTCCCAGAGTGGAAACGATGCTGTGATGATCCCGAACTACGGCACCATCAATATGCAGATTACGCAGCAGACTGCGTCAATGCCGTATTTCGGAGGAAATATCTATCTCCCGCCAAAGGTGGATCGGGAGTATTACAACATTTTCGTGCTTGCTGGTGAGGAATTCGACAGGCCATACATTAAGATTCCGCGTGACCGAGCCTTGAATCAATGCATGACACAGGAAACTATAGATAAGTTTGCTCCGATGACTGAGGAGAATCGCGATCAAATTAAAACCATGCCATCGCTATTTATGGCTGAGAACAATCAGTATGGCAAAGCAGATGAGAGCCAGAATGTGATCTACGGGTTTGTGCCCGATATAAAGGTCTACGACAATTACGTGAAAGTCTACTATTGCGGATACAAACTCGATGTTCCGCAGTGGAGACTGAACGAGTTGTTAGAGGAGCTTCAACTTGTAGGCAATGATAAATTCAACGAACTGAACCGGACTCACTGGTCAATCAAGCGCTGCGACCTGATTCAGGAGCTGCTTGAAGGCGGAGTCCAAATTCCCGTATTTACCATTGGGGACTCACATTGATGGAGGAGAGTACATGAGCAACGAAAACGAGAATATTACATCTGAAACAATACAAGAAGCAACACCAGAAAAATGGGTAAACCTTGAGGATATAGCTGAACACCTCAGCGTTAGTACGGATACCGTCAGGAATTGGATAAAAGACGGAAAACTGCCATTCTACAGAGCTGGGAAACGTTATAAGTTCAAAATATCCGAAGTGGATGAATGGTTACGTGGTGGAAAAATCACGGATTAAATGTCGCACGCAAAAATGTGGCAGAAGGGAGAATGCCTATGCAGGACAAGATGAAGTCCCTCATAACAAATATAAAATTGGACGCTGCCACTTTTCACGGTGAGACGGTAGACCCTACATATATCAATTTCTTTTTTGGAAAGAACGGTGCGGGTAAGAGCACAGTTGCTTATGCCTTTGAGCACCCGGAGTGCCTTGAATGGCAGAATGGTGTAAATCCTGCCGACTACACGATTCTTATTTATAATCAAGAGTTTATTGACCGTAATCTGGCTAACTATGGTGACCTCAAGGGTGTGTTCACGCTCAGCGAAGAAAATGCCGAAACAAGGAAACAGATCGACGATAAGACCGAGGAAAGAAAAGGTGTCATTGCTGACGGTAAACAGGCTGCTGAGGATCGTGATAAGAAGAGCAGTGAGCTCAAGCCGTTACGCGATACGTTTGAAACCACTTGTTGGGATGAAACCGAGGATATCAGAAAGAGCTTCGATCAGACGCAGGGTGGTAAGAAAAAGAAGCTCCAGTTTGCAGACGAGGTTTTATCCGGGAAGCATTCAGCTGTCGAACACAAAAAGGAAGATATCCAGAAACTATACGATATCGCCTATGATCCAAAGGCACGGAGGTACCCATTGTTCAAAATCTCTGGCGAGTTGGAAGGTGAATATGATCTTTCCGGTGCAAGCTATCTTGGCGAAGAAGTGACGAGCAGGAGTGAGACACAGTTTGCTCAGTTCATGAAAGCGCTCAATGCGACCGAATGGGTGAAGCAAGGTCATGCTGATTATGTGGTCGGTCACGAAGAAGGTAAATGCCCGTTCTGTCAGAGAAAGTTACCGGATACCTTCGAGGAAGACATCGCAGAGGCTTTCGATGAAGGTTACCAGAAGGCGCTTGATGCACTTGAAACCTTCGAGGCAGAGTACAAAAGGAAAATGGAGGCTTTACTTGAGCTACTAAAGAATAACCTAAACGACGTTTTCCCGAAGGCAAAGACTGCAGAATATGAGAAGCTGGTGGCACAGCTTGAGACAGTCATTACAGAGAATGAGCAGCTGATAGCAAAGAAACGGACTACACCGGGTGAGGCCGTGGCGCTCAAAGATACAGATACCATTCTCTCTGATATTGATACAGTCGTAGCGGGTATCAATGAACTGATTCAGGAGAATAACGACATCGTAGCTACCAAGCCGGACAAGCAGCTTGAATGCTTCAATATGGTATGGGAGAAAATCGCATTTATCCTGAAGGATAAAGTGGCGGCCTATACAAAGAGCAAGAGCGATATTGAGGCTGAGGCTAAGAGACTGGACGGAGAGGTCAAAAAGCTGCAGGAGAAATATAAAGCTCTGTCGGCTGAAATTAATAAACTCAATGCCAGCGTGATCAACACGGCGACTACGGTGGAAAGCATCAATGCCCATCTGAAGGATTCTGGATTTGAAGGATTCCGGCTCCGCGAAAAGGAAGGCGTCAAAGGTACTTACGAGGTCATCAGGGAGGATGGCAAGGTTGCGGAAAAGCTCAGCGAGGGTGAGCGTAACTTCATTGCTTTCCTGTACTTCTACCACTTGGTGCGCGGCAGCCAGACCGAGACGGACTCCGGCAAGGATAAGATCGTGGTCATAGATGATCCAGTTTCCAGTATGGACTCCAGTGCGCTCTTTATCGTCAGTGCACTGGTGCGTGAAATGTTGGGCGTATGCAGCAATAACGTCCGACTGGAAGACTACGAATATAAAGGGAAGTATATTCAGCAGATATTTATCCTGACGCACAATGCCTTCTTCCACAGAGAGATCACATACAATCAGGTTAGCCATTACCGGTACGTGTCGTTCTTTAAGGTAAACAAGAAGAACAACATCTCGACTGTGGAGAAATGTGTAATCGAGGCCACAAAAGTCTCTGAGAAGGATAGGAACTTCAATCCGGTTCAGAATTCTTATGCGGCACTCTGGCGAGAATATGAAAAGCTGGATGCACCGATTCCGCTCATGAACGTGATCCGGAGAATCCTTGAATACTACTTTTTACAATTGTGTGGCTTTGAAAGCACTGTTCTTAGCACTACAGTGCTTGAAGCGATAAAGAAGCAGATCATGGATGAAGCTGCCGGTGGCGTTCCAGATTATACAAAATACCATCTGGCACAAGCTATGCTGTCTTACATCAATAGGTCGGATGCTTTCAACGATGGACTCCACTTTGTAGATGAGAGCATCGATTGTGACCAGTACAGAAGCGTTTTTTATTCCATCTTTGAGGTGATGAATCAGGGACAGCACTTTAAGCACATGATGGAGGAATTGGAATAAGTCCTGATTATTGTACCGATGGCTTGGTAGAATAATGAAAAAAAGAAAAGTGAGGTAAACACAATGGCTGAAAAGAACACTGCCAATATTGGTTTTGAGAAACAAATCTGGGATGCGGCCTGCGTGCTGTGGGGACATATCCCGGCATCTGAATATAGAAATGTGATCATTGGGCTTATCTTCCTGAAGTATATCTCTACGGCTTTTGATAAGAAGTATCAGCAGCTTGTTGCTGAGGGAGATGGGTTCGAGGATGATCCGGATGCATATCTGGAGGACAACGTATTCTTCGTGCCGGAGGATGCTCGTTGGGATAAGATTGCGGCAGCAGCGCATAAGCCGGAAATCGGAACGGTTATTGATGATGCTATGCGTGCAATCGAAGCCGATAACAAGAAACTCAAGAATGTGCTTCCAAAGAATTATGCCAGTCCGGATCTGGACAAGAGAGTCCTCGGAGATGTCGTTGACCTCTTTACCAACATGGATATGGGAGAGACAGAAGGTAACCGAGATGTCCTCGGTAGAACTTACGAATACTGTATCGCTCAGTTTGCCGAAA